CTAAAATTCAAGACTTACTGTTTATGGAAAATAGAGATCGTAAATACGATCCAGATATTTTTGATTTACGTGGTGTATATAATGTAAGTGATAATGACTTTGACTTAACTCAATTTGGTTTATTTTTAACAAATGATACATTGTTTATTACATTCCATATCAATGATATGATTCAACGACTAGGTAGAAAACTTATGCCTGGTGATGTACTTGAGTTACCACATTTACGTGATGACTTATTACTAACAAATGACCGCGAAGCAATTAATAAATTTTATGTTGTACAGGATTCAAATCGTGGTAGTGAAGGTTTTAGTCAAACATGGTATCCACATATTTGGCGTGTTAAAGTAGCACCATTAACAGATACACAAGAATACGCAGATATACTTGGTACTGCTGATGACCCAGATAGTCTTAAAAACAAAATTAGTGCTTATAAGACTGAAATAAATATTAGTAATGCTATTGTAAAAAGTTCAGAGTCTGCAGATCCATTAGGACTGCCATTAATTGAACATTTATTTGGCACAAAAGATGCATCCTCATCTTATGATCATGGTGAAGTTTTAGATTCAGGTGATCAATTTCCAATGGGACCAAACGACGGTACTTATTTTATAAGAACAGATTTTACTCCAAACCGTTTATTTGTATTCCGTGGTAGTAGATGGCAAAGACTTTATGATAATGTTACAGACATTACATGGTCAGATAGAACGTTCCTTACTTCAGACTTTACTAACAACTTAAATACAACTGTTGTTGATAATGAGGAAGTTCAAGAACGTCAACCACTTTCTAGAGTGATTAAACCAAAGAGTGATTTTGAATAATGGCACAACAATACTTTTACGATAAACAAATTAGAAGATACATACAACAGTTTATAAGACTGTTTAGTGGATTTAGTGTACAAATGGGTATAAATGATGATAAACTTCCAATTTATCAAACAGTACCTGTACGTTATGGCGATATAAATCGTATGGCTGCACACATAACAAGAGAGAACAGTGAAAACATTGTTAATACTGTTCCATTTATTAGTTGTTATGTTGCCGAACTTGCTTTAGTTCCAGAACGTCGTATAGATCCATCAGCTGCAAATAAAGTGCAGGTATATGAAAAGAAGTATGATGAAACCACAAACAAATATATAGACGAAGTTGGAAGCAAATATGAAATTGAACGACATATGCCTGTTCCATATGACTTAGTAATGCAATGTGATATATGGAGTTCAAATACAGAACAAAAATTACAACTATTAGAACAAATAATGGTATTATTTAATCCAACCCTTAACATAAGATCATCAGACAGTCCTTTTGATTGGAGTGCATTAACTTATGTTGAGATGACTAATACTATATGGAGTAGTAGAAGTGTTGGTTCAAATATAGACGACATAATTGATGTTGCAACTTTAACATTTAAAATGCCAATATATATTAATCCTCCAGCAAAAGTTAAACATCAAAATCTTATTCATACAATTATTAATCAATCATACACATTAGATGACGAAGATCTAGATGCATTTAAAAATGGAAAACCTTTTGACAAAACAACATTAGAATATACAATAGTGACTTATGAAGATAAAATGATAAAATTTGACAACAATAAGGCATATCTTTTAAACTTACACGGTACTAATCTTGATGATAGTGGAAATATATTAAACTGGAAAACTGAATTACTACCATTTGGTGAACTAAGAGATGGGATAAGTCAACTACGATTACGTAAGGGAACAAATCCTTCAGATAAAGATAATGACATTATTGGTAAAGTATCATATAATGTTAACGATACAAACGTGCTTGATGTAGTTATTGATGCAACAACATTGCCATCAACGACACTTACTGCAATTGACGGTATTGTACACCCTAATGCAAATTATCCAGGTGATGGTACTGTACCAGCAGCCGCCACTGGAGACCGATATATGATTAACGCTGATACCCCAATAACACCTAATTGGTCAAATTTGGCTGCAAGTAAAAATGATATCATTGAGTATAATGGGTCTGCGTGGGTTCTGAGCTTCAACAGTAGCTCAGACAGTACACATCAATATGTAACTAACGTCGCAACAAGTGATCAACTAGAATGGACTGGAACTGAGTGGATAAACAGTTTTGAAGGTACTTACAATGCTGGGTTTTGGAGACTATATCTTTAAAGGAGAAAAATGCTACAGGCAAGCGGATGCATATTTTTAGCAAGTGACTCTGGTAGAATTATGCTACAACAAAGAAGCAGTAGCAGTAGTCATCCACGAACATGGGGATTTTTTGGGGGCAAAGGAAAGATTTCTGAACGTCCATTACAAACTTTATTACGAGAACTAGACGAAGAAGTTGGAAAACTTCCGGATGTTGAAAAAATCTATACGTTAAATAAATTCACAAGTCCAGACAATAAATTTGAATACAATACATTTGTTGTAGTTGTTTTTTCTGAATTTGCTCCATTATTAAATAATGAAAGTGATGGTTATTGTTGGGTTAAAATAGGCAATTGGCCAAAACCATTACATCCAGGTGTAAAGGCACAATTATATAATAAAGAAATAACTGAAAAGATTGAAACTATCCACAAAAATGCTGAACTAAATGGCGGGAACTGGTTAGATACTCTTAATTAGATATCAATACGTTTTTTCATACTAGCAACAAACTGCTCACGCAACCATTCAAAATCATTAATTTTGTTTAATGCGTCTATATCATCTTTATGTTTTATTCCGTATGCTTTGCCTTCGTTAGCGCCTTTAATACAATAACGTCCAAAACGTGCGCCATTATCTACTGTACACCAATCATTTAATCTATGTTCTGTTTCTGCATCGACAACATTTGGATTAATTTTACTTGACAATTTCACACACTCACGAAATGAACTACGCCATGTACGGAATGGATCTTTATTAAAACAAGTAATATTTGCTACATCACGAACTGGTTGAAAAAATGCTGCGCCTGTTGAGAAGTCAGGTAACTCATGTCCCATTGTCAATAATTGTTCTTTAGGAAATAATTTAATTCCACCATAGCCATATTCTAAATCGTTAACTGGGTTTCTTGCTGACCAACTGTAAGTTGTATTTTTACGTTTACTCATTGGAGGAACATAATCAAACGCAAACGATGGTAACACATCTGCATCTGCATCAACTATCCAAACCATATCTGTATCTGAAAGTTTTCCTGCTGCCTTATGTGCTTCTCCGATTCCTTTAACATTTTTAACATGCTTAACTTCAGGAAATCTTTCTTTAAGGTCTTGAAACTTTTTATCTGCTTCAGGTTCATGATAACTTATCATTATAATATTAAATTCTGATTCATGATAACTTGAGATGATTTTATTTTTTACGTGGCCATGCGCCATGCCGCCAGTTGGTACTAATTTTATATCATTCCATATTACTGGGCGTTTTGTTCTTTTGATTACTCTTGGAAATGAATGTATAAAAGCATGTCCTATATCACTTGGCTTAAAGTGCCAAGGAAAATCAATTACAATTTTAGCCTTATCACTTACAATCCATACCATGTCACTTTCATCTTCATATTTTCTTGCAACTTCTAAAAGATTATCATCTGTTGCAGGCATGCTGGTTGTATGTACTGGATATGATTGAAATATGTGTTTCTTTAATCTATCCCAAGGCGTAACTACTGTTTGCCCTATATAATCAAATAATGTGTTTCCTAAATTAATCATTTCATTTACCCTTATAATGTGTATGCACTTGTTCCTATATGTGCTATATTCCTACTTAAATCTCCATCAATCCAAATATTATACCCGTGATCTGCTGACTTTGTACAAAAATAAAGATCTTCTCCAACTAAACTAGTGTAATCTTCATTCCATTCAACACCAAAATGTGGTTTAGGTATACTTTCATAAACTTTTCTATTTACTAACATACACCCCATACCAACTGCAATTACTTTATGCATTCCAGTTGTTGCTTCAAGTCTTTCATCCATATCTACTTTTGATAAAAATGCAACAGGTCTATGTGGCTCTACTCTTGTACTATAATTACATGCCACTATGTTTTTCTTATGACTCAATAACGCAACCAATGTATTAATTGGAAACCTCATATCTGCATCCAACCATAATATATGAGTGCAAGATGTCTCTAGTGCCTCATTTACAAGTTGTTGTCGTTGGCTTGCCACTTCACTTCCTATCACCATGTGCAACGTTGTTTTCAATCCTGTTTCACCACACTTTTTTAAAAGCATAGCAAGACTATATGAAAACGCCGCAGTTACATTATCTCGTACAGGAACGCATATTGCAACTTTGGCAGTACTGTCACCTGGATAGAAATGTTTTGGTATTCCAACCATCTAATCGACTTTACTCAGCCAATGATTGACTAAGTTCAGCCTCTATATCACGAACTTGGTCATTTAATGTTTTCGCTAATTCGGCTGCTGACTTAACACAAGCCGAAAATGCTTCATCACTAAGTGATGCAATATAACTCATATGTTCTGGCTGCACTTTTCCGATAGTTAAAATATCAATTGCTGCCAAACGTGCCAAACGTTGTACCCAATATTCTTCTTCCGTAGATTCAATATCACCTATTAAAGCATCAACGTCATGCTCTGCTGCGAAATCTTTCATAATTTCCTCTAATAATGGTAAATCCGGATGTTGGGTGTTTCTTGCTTGTTCAATTTCTCCTTGTAAAGCGTGGGCCTTACGTGCTTCTGTAGGGTGTGCCCCTAACACAAATGTTTCTATTTCGAAACGTGTTCTTATACTCATATTTTTCTCCTGTAGAAGTATTTTATATAATTTTTACTATATGTATTTATTTATCATTATAAAAAAGCCACGCATTGCGTGGCCTTTCATTAGTTACTAATTTATGTTTGTTAAGACGAACCAGTACTGTTAGGGTTCTGCCATCCGCCAAATGTAGATGACAATTTAATATTTGTCGTCACTTGTGGTGAAATGTATGTTCCTAATTGGTGAAGTGAAACTGAGCCACTTAGACCAAAATAATCGCGAACTGTACCCAATGTAATGGTGGCGCCTGTTGCCGGTAATGCCATGTATGTATCTCCTAGGATAGTAGAACATAGTTTCTACTTCATTTATTTATCCTAAAGAGCCTATTCTAATCATAGTAGTTATCTAGTTTTTGTAGAGACTAACTAGGCTTTACAGGCCATTCAAAATTTTCCGCAGTTAATTTTGTTATATCTCTAAGTGCTTGTCTATATGGATACCATAAATCTTTTATTGCTTGTGGTACATCTTCTCCTGCGACCCAATCACTTTCTTTTAACATGGCATCTCTATTTCTTCTATGATCGTCCATATTAAAGACTACATTAGGAAACTCTGCTGCATATCTTTCACTTTCTGCTTGTTGTTCTTCTGCTGTTAGCATATTTTTCTCCTATATAAATGTCCTATCAATACTATGACGAATTTTGTGTATTTCATATATTCTACTTATTTGTGAATTTGTTAATGGAGCATCATACCACCAAGCCGCAGATATGTAACCCGTGTATTGCTCAATACCATCATTTCTGGAACCGATTGCTGTATCACCATAGTGTCCTACGACATCAAAATTCGGTGTAGTAGTTGAAACGGCACTTGAATACCCATCTACAAATATTTCATGTACTCCATTAGAGGCGGTATATCTAATACAATGAAATCTCCACTCATTTAGATTATACCAATTTCCTTGATAATTTGCTCCTGGTGGATTATTATGATAATTACCATTAGGGTCAGAACACCAATTAAATGTTGAACCTCCAACAATACTATTTTGAGCATTAGTATATGAAGACCATAATACATCTCTATCATTAGAGGTATGATAAGCAAAAATCATTATAGTATAATCACCACTAGAGGCAAATCTAGAATCAGCGTGCCACCTAATCCAATTACTACCATTAAAAGACCAAGCATCAGTTCCTGCATAAGTACCATGTGTTGCTGTCATTTCATTTGGAACATCTCCTGTAGGATCTAAAGATATAGCACTTGAATTTTGAGAAGCATCTATTTTTAATATTAAATCTGCTGTTCTTTCATCTGTTACTATACCGCCTGTTGCTGTTAGAGTACCAGTTACAATAGCATTACCACTGTTATCAACTTGTATACCTGAAGTGCCTGAGTTACCTAAAGTTATATAATTGTCTGTACTTACTGAGCCTGCCGAACCGTAAAGTCCTTGTGTTGATAAACTGCCGTCGTTTGCTTTAACTTTTAATTGTACAGGTACTTCGTCACCGCTGCCATTTCCTTCAAAAATAGATGGTAATGAACCTGTATGTCCGTCAACGTGTAAAATACCTGTAGGACTAGTAGTTCCAATACCTACTTTACCATCGTCCTTAATACGAACCGTATCTGCATCAGAACTATTTCTGAAGATAGTATCTCCAGTTAAATTTTGAATGTAAAGACCACCACCACCACCTGCTAGTTGACCTTTACTAGCACCACCTTCCTGTAATAGTAGTCTAGTATTAGAAGATGAATTTAATGTTAAACTTTCTGTTGGAGTATTAGTACCAATACCTACGCCAGTAGAATCAATATGCATACGTCTAGTGCCACCAATTTCAACGCCAAGTTTATTACTAGACATATCAATTCTATCACCATCAGATGCTCCAAATACTCCAGTAGAACTATACATACGACCAGTAACATCTATACCAGCAGAAGCTGTTTCAAGTTTAACAACATTGTTATGGTAAAGGTCTACTGAACTATCCGTGCGAAAAACAGCCATAATTTCAGAAGTGCCTTTTTGTATATTGACACCACTACCATTTGATTGTATCAATAATGTTCCATTACCTTCTTCATTAATTACGCTGTTATTTCCATCATGATATATTGCTAAATCATTACTATCACCAAGTCTTATTTGGTTATTATCACCAAAACTTAGATTACCTGTCATAGTGCCACCAGCTAGTGGTAGTTTTGCAGCAATACTGTTTGTAACAGTTGTACTAAAGTTTACGTCATTGCCCAATGCAGTTGATAATTCAACTAATGTATCTAATCCTGTTGGTGCTAATCCAACCCAGTTGTCTATACGTGCATCTGCTCTAGCATCTGTGTAATATAAATTAGTTGAACCTTCTGCTAAATCATCTGTTGTAGAAGAAGCAAGTCCACTTGATGAAATAACACCAGTGGTTGAGTTGTAAGATAAATCACCTGAAACACTAATTGCCTGTCTTGCTCTAGCATCTGTGTAATATAAATTTGTTCCTTCTGCTAAATTAGTTGTTGATTTAGTTGCTAGTCTTGTATCGAAATCTGTATTGAAACTTGTATAAATTGTATCATCATTAGTATAGTTACCTGTATGTATATTAGTTGCACCTTGGTCTGTTGTCCAATCAATATGTTCATTTGCTACAAAGCCAGTTAAACTGTCATGATTCCAATCTGAATCTACATAAGTTGTATTAGTATCTGTTGCAGAAATTACGTTAGAACCACTTATAGTTACGTTAGTGCCTGCTGTGTATGTTGTATCTGTGTCAGTAATACCTGTTAAAGCAGAACCATCTCCAGTAAAAGAAGTTGCTGTAATTGAACCTGCTGTAAGATCACCTTCAACAAGACTTGCCTCTAATGCACTTATGTCATTGACTGTGTTAGGACTTAATGTTATTGACCCAACTAAAATAAAACCATCTGTAGCTGAATCTTTAACAAGACCTGCATATGATGTAGCCCCTATTTTACCTAAAAATCCAACATCAACAGCGGTTGAGCCATCTTTGTTTAATATTAATAGTGGGTCAGTTAATCCAACGTCTGTACTTATTATGTTAGTTGATTGTATTCCTCTAAAAGCCATATGATAAATTCCTTTAATTATATTAGTATTTATCTAATTGAACTATAAGTCATAAAAAAGCAGGGCTTTCACCCTGCTTTTAATATTGTAATTAAATTTAATTACTTAGCTTTAAGTTCTGCTACTTGTGCCGATAATTCCTTAACCGCTTCAATTAGTAGACCTGTAATGTTACCGTATGCTACTGAATGAACACCATTCGCATCTGTATGTACTGCTTCAGGAAGAACTGCTTTAAGTTCCTGGGCAATAACACCTGTAGATACTGAACCGTCTTCAATTCTTTCAAACGTTACACCACGGATTGCTTCAACGCGACCTAATGCACCATCAATTACTTGAACGTTAGTTTTTAAACTATCGTCTGAGTAAGCTGTGATATCACCAGTTG